GCAACAAGCTGAAGAAGACCACCACCCATTATGTTATATTCTTTATACTATAATAGGAGAAAAAAATATACAAGGCTTAAGAATGTAAAGATAATAATTTGAAGATAATGTTTAAAGAAAAAACTTCTAAAAAACGAATAACTGTCACCAATAATTCAAAGGACACTTCTACACTTGATGTTATGCATAATAAAATGATCAAAACATTTAGCATAAAATATGAGGAAAAACAAAATTATACTTCTATACTAGAAAACCTCGTCCATTTACAGGAAAACATCAAGACAAGAATCAATGAGTTATCAATATCTTGTGATATTGATGAAGAATATAATACTCTTTGGTCATCTAACATAAAACTTTCTGAAGAGATAATTAACATTAAAAAATTAATCAAGGAAAATAATGAGTATGATGAGATTGAATATTATAAGAAGACAAGTGACATTTTATTTAATTACTATGAAATGTTGGAAAAACAGTCTAAAATGAAGCTTACAGATAATTCCTTGTCACCAGGATATTCTGTAAAACGTAAAGCAATCAATTCAGCAAGACCTTTAAATAGAACTATTTTGGATGCTCTAAATGACATACATACAGAAGTTACATACACCACAACACCATTGAAAAATATTCCAATAGATGTGATTAATACTGAGAAGAGTGTGCTTGTCGACGAATATCTCTTCATCACAAGTAAACACCATATCAAAAAGTCTTCAAGTGAAGACCTTGAAATTTGTAAACAATGTAAGAATCCATTAACTTGCTTGCAACACGATGCAATAATTATATGTGACAAGTGTGGATATCAGGAACTACTGTTAGTTGAACAAAATCGTCCTATACTCAAACAGAATAATAAAGATACTTCACATTTTAGCTACAAAAGAATAAATCACTTCAGAGAATGGTGTAATCAGGTGCAAGGCAAGGAGAGTACAGATATTCCAGATGAGATTTTCGAAAAGATTCTAAATGAAATCAAAAAAGAAAAGATTTTGGATACAAAGACCATAACATATAATAAAATGCGCGAAATTCTCAAACGTTTGAGAATAAACAAGTACTATGAGCATATTAACTATATTATAAATAGAATAAATGGTATTCCTACTCCTCAATTCTCACCTGACCTTGAAGAGAAATTATGTAATATGTTTAGGGACATTCAGACACCTTTTTTGAAGAATTGTCCAAAAGACAGAAAGAATTTTTTATCATACAGTTATGTACTCTACAAGTTCTTCCAGATACTTGGTCTTAATGAATACCTGAAATATTTCCCTTTATTGAAGAGCAGAGAGAAACTTTATTTACAAGATCAAATCTGGAAGAAGATATGTGAAGAATTAAATTATGAGTTTATTGCATCACCCTCATTATGAAGATTATTTTTACAAACCTCCTGGGAAACCTATGAGATTGAATCCTGCCCCAAGTCCAACACCTTGTCTTGCACCCATTGACATTGCAGGAGCAAGTAAATCAAGAATAGAAAATACACACGCTGCTGTAAGAGCAATAAACAATATCTCGCTAGATTGCAATTTTGATTGTGGCAGGACATATGCCACAATAGCAACAGCTAGACCCTCTGCTGCATATTTGATAAGTCGAATAATAGCTTCCCATAAATCAAAAGAATAGTTTGATTGGCTCATTTATACTTTACTATTTAATGAGAATATTTTTTTATTTTCAGTTCAAAGTTAAAAAAGTATATAAGATTATATATCATCAATATAGATATGACAGATACTACACTAGTTTCAACAAAAGAAGTTGACTATTTGGATGAAGATAAGCCAATTAGGGGACAAAATTACGTTCTTGTCTCTTTTGTGAGCCCAGAGGATGTTATTGTGAACAAGGAAGCATACTATTTTTCCAGATTTATTGAGCAATTTGGAAAAGATATGAACACTCTTTTCACTGGAATTCAAGCCAAGTATCCTGATGCAAAGGATCTCATTGATACTGTGAAGAACAATCATTTGTACATTTCTGATGTAAATGAGATGCAAGAGCAATATAAGTTTTTCAAGTCTACAAATTCTGCTGATATTGAGGCAGACTACCATAGAGACAATAATTTCCAGACTACTATCAGGGGCCTCAAAGTCAGAGGAGTGTTTGATACTCTAGAAGAGGCCAAGAATAGGTCAGAATTCTTGAAGAAGGTTGACAATAAGTTCAACATTTTTATTGGACAAGTTGGAGTATGGTGTCCTTGGTCACCTAATCCAAATGATATCAATAACCAGGAATACTCAGAGTCTCAGTTGAACACACTTATGAAGAAGTATAAGGAGAATATGGATAACAAGGATATTATGTTTGAAAAGCGCAAGCAAGAACAGATTAATATTTCATCCAGACCAGTTTCTGATACATCAGATGTGTCAGAAATTGCAGAAAATCTTGCCAAAGTAGATCCTTGGACTGAGAAGACTCAAACTGCTGAGTCTAATGAGATTATCAACTAATTTATTTTTCTACTTTCTATTATAAAGAATGAAAAGCATTGCTATTTTCCTTTTATTTGTTGGGATGATCTTAATCATACAGGGATATTATAGTAACTTAGCTGCTTGTCCAAAACCAAAGACAGTTATCAAATATGTACCCAGAAGTATCTACGAAGAGCAGCTAACTGGTAATGAAGATATTGAATCATATTACAAAGGTATGTTCAGCAGTATTCAAACAATATAAAAATCATACATAATTATAAGAATATGCATATCAATGACATATCAGATATGATTTTTGATCATATTGACAACAAAAACACATCATCTCTTGACAAGATCAAGCTTTCTCTGCATAAATATGGAGAAAGACAGCGAGATATGCTTGTAGCAGACAACAACAGACAGACAGAGTACATCAACAAGTATGATAGCAAGAGACAGATGCAAGATGATATGTATAAACAATATGTGTATGATCGCGAAGAATTATACAAGAAATGGAATGCTGACAAATCCAAAGCATCATTATATGATATGTTAAAGTTGAATTTTGAATTTCAAGATATACCAGATATATATACCAATACAATATTTGACAAACCATTAAAAACAGCTAAACCATCAAAAGAACCATCAAAAGAACCATTAAAAGAACCATTAAAAGAATCTTTGAAAAAAGAATCAAAGGAAGCATCAAAGGAACCTTCAAAAGAATCTTCAAAGGAAGAATCAAAAGAATCTTCAAAGGAAGCATCAAAGGAAGCATCAAAGGAAGCATCAAAGGAAGCATCAAAGGAAGCATCAAAAGAACCTTCAAAAGAACCTTCAAAAGAGCCTCAGAAACAAGCACTGAAAGAGCCTCATTGTGGTATATATAATCTTGGCAATTCTTGCTATATTAATTCTGTCCTACAATTCTTGATTCATATTCCAGAATTCAACACAATTATTATTGACAATAAGGAAGTTAATGATATTGTTAGAGCATATGCTGATATCTATGATGCTTATACAACAAACCAATATGTACCCAAACAAGCTGTTCGTAATCTTGTAAATAATTTGAATGATTCACTTTCTGCAGAAGATAAATTTGATGCAGAAAGTCAAATGGATGCATCAGATTTTATGAATAAACTGATCGAAAAAATGAACATTACAGCTTTAGATGAAATATTCCACTTAAATTTACAAACAGAGTTTGAATTTCCCAATACTGTTATGAAAGGCAAAAAAGAACTCAGATGTGATGAACAAAAAAATATTCAAAATGTGAAAGAATCATCCATCATCTTGCAATTCAAAGATAAAAAACAAATATACAATATCAATGATACCCTGCAAAAAAGGTATGATGGGGAAGTAGAAGAAATTACTAAAAAATCAGAATTCATTGATTGTGATAATGCTATTGAAATAGAAAGCAATAAGAAGTTACCAAAATCTCACAAGTTTCCACATAATCGCATTGTAACAGTCACCAGTTTTCCAACTATAATTAAGATCATTATGGCAATCTTTGACAACAAACTCAAAAAATCATTCTTACAGACTGAAATTCCGAACCAATGGCAATATGGTGATAATAGATACGAATTGAAGGGTATTGTTGTACACAATGGTGCCACTCTTGATGCAGGTCATTATATGTACTTTTCGAAGGAGGATAAATTATGGTATGAATATTCTGACAACAATGTCAAACCATATACACCACAAAAACCAAAAAAATCATATTATAAACTGACAACCAGTCTCGAAGAAAACAACATCTTTTACACTAACAAAAATAT